TAATCCATTCGAAAGGTGCAGTACTAGTACCAGCAGTAGGTGTCACACATTGTGCTATTTCATCAGTAAATACAACAGAAGCTACTCCAAGTGCAGTGTTACTGTCTCGTATATCTGTAATATCTGTAGCAGTACCTTTCGTAGGGCCAAGGCGTGTAGACGTCCTTGTAGTACCACCTGTAAGAGTAGCTGTTGTAGTCTTTTGTAATCCAATTATAGATGGTGTACCTGCACTAGCACCAGCTACAGCATTTACCATCATAACACGCATACGGGTTATATATGCTTTACGTATCGAAGAAGCTGAAAGCCTTGCTGACATAAGAGATGTATCAGTTGCTAATGCTGCTGCTATGAGCCCTGTACCACTTCTACCTGCTACACTATACCATCCTCCAGCACTAGCATAGCCAGGAACAGTTTGAAATATCTGTACATTTCTAGCTTCGTCTACATCTGCCACTACGCCAGCATTACCAGCTAAAAGAATACTCATGCCCAAGACCAGCCTATAGTAAATTGTCCATAGATACTCTGTCGCTGTACTATATTACCAAGACTTGTTGTCTGATTTATCTCTCGTATAGCTGGATAAGCTGTTATATGTCCACGTATTGTAAAAGTTCCATCTGTTTTATACATAGCAGATACATTTAGGCTCTCTATAGTATGCTCATCTGCTGAATGGTCTGCTGTTGCTACAGGTAAAATATAAGCATTAACTTCACTTGAGGTTATAAATCCTGCTTGTCCTGTTACGTCTACTTCTGCAAGTGATACACCAGGAAATGCACCGAAGTCTAAAGTTGCTCTACCAGTATTACTACTACCGCTCCCTCCTGTTCCTGCTGGACCTTGAGGACCAGGAATAATATACACCATTTCAGGGACTTCTGCATCTGTACCAGGTCGACCTGGTATACCATTTACTCCTGGAATACCTTGTATACCTTGTATACCTTGAGGTCCAGGTATATGTAAAGGTTCATTAGCCTCGTCACTATCCATTCCAGGAGGGCCAGATAGACCTTGTACTCCTTGAACTCCTGGAATACCTTGTATACCTGTAAGACCTGGAATACCAGGAGTAAAGCTTTCTACTCCATCTTCTCCGTCAAGTCCAGGTGGACCTTGTACCCCTGCTACTCCTTGTAGTCCAGTATTTCCTATCGGTCCACTAGGACCAGGTACACCAGGTATAAAGTAGGGTTCCTCAGGTTCGATACCGTCTAGTCCTGGAGGACCCTGTAATCCCATAGGACCTGGAGAACCTCCTCCTCCACCTGTTACCTCTACCCATTCAGGATTATTCGGTACACTCCCAGTCCCTACTTGTGAAAGATACTTACGTGTAGTTGTTATATTAGGATCTAGAGGAGCTATTAAGTTATCACTAGGAGAGTATAGTATATTTCCTCTTCTAATCGCTTTTGTTACGAAGAATAGAATGTCATTATTATTTATATCCTTACCAAAGTTTACACCTGTATCGTCTATAGAGATAACGACTATTGCTAAGTCGTTAGTTATACGTAGTAAAGGAGCTGTGACTTCTCCTGCATTCCAGGTTCCTGTTTGTATACTGCCTAGGGTAGTGATAGTATTCTGTCCAGGATATACAGGACTTATATCTATAATACCTACCTGTCCACCTTGACCTATTGTAGTAGAGCCTAGAACATCTATTCTATTATTAGTACCTGCTATATACAACCCCGTAGATGCTGTAAGGTTAAGATCTAGTGTTAGAACCTTAGGGACAACTCCTCCTGCTATTGTAAAACCTATATCCTGAGCTGTTAGTGCCAAGTTTGATATAACAGTACTAACAGCATTTACAGACTCTACGCTATTTTGAAATTGATTATTTAGCGCATTTAAATATGCAAATATAGCTCTTTCATTTCTTGAGAGTATGTTTATTAAGTCTTGTATTTTTATATCTTTTATATATAAGAGAGAATCATATGAGTCTAGTCTTGGTGCTGGTAGTAGAGAAGGCATTTTACTTTTTATTCCTTCTTAAAGATATAGCGCATGCAGAAATACATATATAAAGTATACATAAATAGATTACTATAACAATACCAGCTACACCATAGTTAAGGAGACTTTCTAACATATATCTCTGCTCCTTTATACTCAACCTTCGCACTAGCATCCCATTCTAGCTTTAATCCTATAAAAGAGCCAGTTTCATTAAAGCCGTGGTATTCATTAGGAAATGTTAGTGAAAGGTCTATTCTATCTGTTTCGACTACATTTCCACTTGTTTCTAGAGAGCTGCTTGTAAGGGGAGATAAGTCTACTAAGCCTCGTGTGTTGTCTCTAGTAGTATATAGCTCTATAGTAGGTTTGTATATACCTGAGTTATCAGGTTTAGATTTTCCTTGTGAAATAGAACCTTGGTCTACTTGAGAGATAGGTTTAAAGATACCAGTAGAGAAAGAACAAGAGAAAGGTCTTGTAGAGTCTGTATATGTATCTTCGTCTAAGAGATAAGCTTTAGGGGGAAATACATCTGTACTTGTGTCTGGTAGTAGAGATGAAGCTCCAAAGACTACAGGAGATACTATATCTTTAAATAAGCGTATAGATAGTCCATAAGAAACAGCAAAGGAAGAGGTGCCTATGAAATATGAGAAAGTCGTAATACCTGCTGTAGGGTATGGAAGGTCTATGCAAAGCATACCTTTACAAGCTCCACTATCTCCTTTTCTAGGGTACCAGAATGTTATCTCCGATAGCTTATAGTTATAAACACCAAATACGTTTTGTTTATAATTCCTGTCTATATCTTTACGCAGAAAAGGCCATAGTCCATCACATATCCATTCTTGAGTACTCCCATCAAACATACCTATACGTCCTGTAGGTGTCATATAGACATGTTTTCCATTCACATGGACCACTGAGTTAGGACAACATGGTCCTTCATATTCTCCTCTATGTTCAAATCTAAATGATTGACTAGAAGGTCCACCTTGAGCTACACCACAGTATATATTACCTTCTTTATATACTACAAAATTTAATACTCCTAAAGGAGCTATAGCTACAAGAGGATCTGTAGTTTGTGTAAGTATTGCTTGATTAAGTGCAGGCCAGGAAGTAAAGGCTAGGAAACTATCGTTTATAGACTCTGACCATGCTATAGTAAAAGGAGGTTGGATTACAACTATTCTGTCAAAGGAAATACATATATCACGAGCTATAGGAGCAGGTAGACTACCAGGTTGGACTGTTGGTATTGTTGATAAGGTCTGTAAGTTAGTAGAGACTGTAAGTTGCTGTACTCCATTTGTGTATAAGAGATATATACTACTACCTTGCTGTAGCATAGCAAGTCTTACGTTGTATAGAGGAGAACCTTGTATTACGTAATTACTACCAATACGAGACCAAGTAGTAGCTATATCTCGCTTAGTCCATATATTTTGTAAAGAAGAGGCTATGAGGTATTTGCTACCTGAGATGTCGAGGAATTGAATTCCACCTGAGATACGAGTAGTTCTAGATGGATCTGGAACAGCAAAGTCTAGAAATTGAAAGGTGTCTAGATCTAGTAGACCAGGTCTACTACGTAAGACACCTTCTATAAGAGATGTGTTATTAGAGTCTTGGATTACATCCTCTGGTAACAGATGTGAGGGTAGAGTCTTCCATGTACCTTTGTAAGGTGGAAGAAACGTTTTTACATGCTCTGCTGTATGGTCTAGTTGGTATGTTATCACTGTGGTTGTCTTCTATCACTTGCAGTTAGGAGTCTCTCATACATACTAGCTAACCTACTTTCTATTACTTTTATAACATTCTCTACAGAAGATACTTTATTAGAGAGTTCAGAGTTTTTAATCATAACTTCTAACTTATCACCTGACATGAGTTGTACTGAGTTTTCTAAATGCTTAACCTTCTCTACTAAAGTAGCTTCCGTTACTTCTATTGAACCTAATCTAGTGTTTATTTGTACTATAGTATTAATGAAAAAAGATATACTTAATAAGAACAGGGTGGCAAATATACCCAATAGCCACCAGGATAGTTTACTTCCATTGCTAGATATCTCCATTACATATCTACTCTCTATCCTTTAACGATTTCAATACAGCAGAGTTAATAGGACCTACGAGAGAAAGCTGAGTACCTGTGAGATCTTTATAGTCCTTACTCATATAGCGTTGTGTAGATGCTAGCGTTCTACCTTGTAGTTCTTGCTGGAGCCTACTACCTCTCTGACCAGCAAGTGTTACAAGCTGCTGAGACATAGCATCTACTTTATCGTACTTTTGCAAAGTCTCTAATGCTGCTTTACGTATAGACTGTACATCTTTTAAATCTCCTACATTCACTATACTTTCAGTAACAGCTTTACTTCTGTTTATATTATTTACTTCCTGTACTAGAGACTGCATATTCTGAGACCAAGCGGGAAGGTTTAGATCTTTTTGTGACTGAAAATTTCTACTATTAGCCATGCTGTTAGCATTAGCATTACTTCTTCCTACCACTCTATCAACATCTGCTTGAGTAACGTAGTCTTTCCAATCTGGCATTACTTGCTCTAGGCCTTTGTTTTTCATAATACTACCAGCTTGATTTTGTGTAATAGCTTTAGAGCTTACTAGCGCTTTTATGAACTGAGGATCTTGTGACAGCTGATATGACAATACAGTATCTGATGGGTTGGTAATTCCATATCCTTTTCCACGTATACCGTATACTATGTTTTGTGTGTTATGTAAGTCATCTAGGAAGCTTTTGAATATTTCATTATACTTACCAGAGGATTCTTCTAAGCTAGATAGCTTGGTTAAGTTACTGCGTAGAGAACTTATATTTCCAGCGAATTCTCTTTTAACATCATCTCCAGCGTTTAGCTTTACATAGTTTAGCATATCTTGTATTGAAGTATTAAGCTTCTTTTGACCTACGTCTTGAGCAACAGAGCTTATTTCTTTTATGAATAAAGCAGGATTCTTCTCTATACTCCCTGATACTTCGTACTTAGACCATACTTTGTTAAAGCCTTCTAACATGTCGTTATGGAGAGATTCTTGTGCTAACGTATCTTGTTGAGTAGCTTGCTGCATAGATGCAGAAGAGAGCATTTTATTCCAACCTGTCATTGCGTATTGTAAAGCTGTGGTAACACCTCCTACTGTTAGAGCCTTTTTAGTACTGTCTTGTATAGAAGCATTAGGGTCGAAGAGTTGGTCTAATGCTAAAGTACCTGTAGCGAGACCTATAGGAAGGCCTAAAGCCTTAAGAGTACCTTGTAATACTACAGGAGCTACTTTTTGCATTACTGTACCAGTAGCTTTACCTAAAGGACCTCCTGCAAACATAAGCATTGTAGCTACTGGATCGTTAATAGTATTTCTTACATAATCACCTAAAGCGTTTATCCCTTGTTTGTTCTCTACAGGATTGAATTGTGTATCTACTCCACCTGTAGGAGTCTGTGTATTCACACCAGTAGGTGGAGTAAAGCCAGGACCTACCATACCTTGTACAGTAGGATTACTCTGTATACCCTGTATACCTTTAGACATAGGCCCGGCAATATATTGGTCATAAATACTTCTTACATGAGAAGCCATATCTCCTAGGCTAGATACATTCCCTGGAGAAACCATAATAGATTTCTCATCTTGTGGATTAAAGCTCTGCTTTCCAGAGTTTATATACCCTTCTAGAGAATTAAAGGCCTGATCGTCAGAGAAATCGCTACGTGAGTACATACTATATGGAGTACCGTCGTATGTAAAAGACTTAGTAGGCATTTACATTCTGTCCTGTAAGTGGAGTAAAAGAGTTCCTATTCACCTAATACACTCTTAAACTTATAACTCTGCTCATCTGTAGGTTGAGGAGTTGTAGAAGGTAATCTAATAGTGTGGACATTCCACATTACTCCTGCTTCTCTTTTAGTACTAACAACACTGAACAAACCTTAAACAGAAGGGTACAAATTCAGCTCTACTCCTCATAACCTATTGATATATAACACACAAATATATTTTCTTTGTTCAACGTTTGTTCACCTTGACCACTCTACCACCAATCCAGTACAATTGGCTTCACAATTGGCTGAACAGTTCCTATTCAGCTTTGGGAATAGGAATCAAAGCTTCAGGGGTAGATCTTTCTAAAGGAAACATATGGATCAGCTCGGTAAAGTTTTAGCTAACGTAGTCACAGCCTTTATTACCTTTGCTATTGGATTTATGTTAATAGGCTTACTAGCTGTTATATTTGGTTAATTACTCAACTCTCTTAAACTTACTTCTATCAAGTGGACCTTTAGCCTTCTCTTCTTCTACAGGAGCTTTTTTCTTTCTTATTACACCAGGTTCTTGTCCTTTCTCTAGAGGAGTATTCTCTCCTGTAGTACTTTGTACAGGAACCTGGCTTCTAGACTCCCTTTCTCTCTTTATATCCCTAGCAGTAACACCTTCCTCTACTGCCCCTTTTGTAGTCCCAACTACACCTTTCACCCCTGCTAAAGCTGTATCGTGTACAGCGTCTAGAGCAGATATAATACCACTAGGCTTAGCATTAGGGCTTGTTATGTAGTTCTTCAAAGCTCCAATAGCAACGTTATCTTTAAGAGATGGGTTAGATATAGTCTCTACCATCTGTCCCATAGTAGCAAGAGCTGAGGCTAGGTATTGTCTATCTTCACTACCTACTGCTGTACCACCTAGATTTATAGATGTGAAAGGGATAGGAAGACCTTGCTGGTAGTATGTCTTAGCAATATCCCACCAGGCTTTATATTTATCAGGTTCTTTAAATACAGGATTAGTTAAAACTTCATTCTTTACATGCTCATACATAGATTGGAATTTAGGAAAGTCCATAAGACCTTTACGTTCTGCATCTGGGACACTCTCTACATGCCAGTTTGCAGCATTTAACTGATCTACAGACATACCTGTAGGACTTTGTTGTAGGTGTCCATTCTTATCTACTTTATATCCTACTAGCTGAGCTTGAGGCTTATAACCAGCTTCAGCTACATGTTGAGCAACAGCTTTTCCACCTATCTCTGCTACATTAGCTTGTGTTTCACTCGCTCTAGCTTCTTGGTAAGGTCCTTGAGGCATAGAAAGCTGTATACCCCTACGAGCATACATAGCATCAGCTTGCTCTCTACTTATTTCCTTATTAGCTACCATGTCTTCTGTATTTAATATAAAACCTTGTCTAGCTGTGTCTACTTGTTGATTGGCAGGTACATTACTTCTTGATACATTACCTCTCTTTACAGCACTAGAAGGCTGTACATTACCTTGTTGTGCAGTGCCTTCAGGAGATAACATTTCCTCGGCTAGTCCAGGTCGTAAATTAAGCTTAGCTCTCTCTCCTGCAGTGAGTTGTTGTAAGGCAACATTCTGTGCTGCTTGTGGACCTATGACACTATTATATGCCTTGAAATCATTCACTTCATCTGGAGTAGCTTGTCCAGATGATACCTTAGTCTGTAACATAGCATATCTTGGTATAGCATTATGGCCTATTTTTGTTATTAGAGCATCTTGCGTCACCTTTGGTAGATCAACAGGTTTAGTAGCTTCTGGCATTACGTACTGCTTAACAGGTTCTTGCGTAAAGCCTTCTATTGTTGTGTATATACCACCTATTACTTGACCACTTCTCTTATATAGCTCTACCTTCTTCTGGACCATATCCTTATCTTGTAATAGTGTACTAGGGTTTGTAAGATCTCTATAAGCAGGAGTACCCTCTTTAATCAATCCACTACCTATAAGCCCATTTAGATAGATCTTATTCTGTTGAATATTGTCTTGTCGTTTAGCTATTTCATTTACAAAAGTCTCATGAAGTTTAGCTGCTGTAGGGCTATAAGAAGTTAAAGGTGCAAGTTGACCTACTAATCTTTGTGCTGTCTGAAAATCTCCTCTATTTAAAGCATCTCTATACCCTAAGTTTATATCTTGTACAATAGGTTCTACTTGTTTCTGCATGGTTCTTTGATAGTATTCGTTTACTACTCTAGGACCGCCTAGCATACCTAGTAATAGCATAGTACCAAAATTAGGCTTTTGTATATCTTGTGTTTTACTTTGTACATCTTGAGAAGATGTTAGTTGTCTACTCTGCATATCTGCTAGAGTAGGTTGGAGATAAGAAATAGGCATACTTTCATATGATCCACCAGTAGAAGGTGTAGAGCTAGGTTTATAGTTATCATTAATAGGTTTTAGACCTTGTGATTCTTGAGATAAAGAAGAACCCTCTGTAAGTGGTGTATAATCTGAATCTATACCTTGTAGACCTGGCATTTTATATACTTCATATGTTATAGATTATATAAGAGCTGCACCAACTGCTGAACCTACACCTGATCCACCACCACTTCCACCTAGGATAGAGCTTACAATTCCAGTATTTCCTGTCCCTGAAGTCTTTTGTGTAGGGGCAGGGCTATATGGCGTTGCATTCATTCCTGAAATAAACCCTTGCAATATATTCTGTAATCCACCTGTAGTAGCCTGTCTTTGCACATCTGTACTATTAATACCCTGTAAAACTCTCTGTAACTGTGCATTCTGTAGTTCTGTAGAAACACCAGGATATGCTTGGTTGATGCTTTGTATGTTCTGTAGATTCTGCTGACCTAGTTGTTGCTGTCCAGCATAACCTTGACCTAGCAGACTTTGTACTCCTTGCCCATACTGTCCATAGGCTTGTTGTGTTAATTGAGCCATAAGCTGTGCAATAGGAAGAGAGATAGAAGCTGCACCTTTCGCTTGTGCTTCTTGATTTGCTCCACTACGTCCTAGACCCATAAGAGAACTTTGACTCTGTAACGTAGGCTGAAGTATTTGTCTGAAATAGTCATTTCCAGCACCTAGTAACTGTGGTTGGAGAGCTTGTAGACCCATAAGATTTCTATCAAGTACAGTTCTTTCTTGCCCTATTCCTTGCTCTTGTAAACTCTGTAATCTTGCTGACTCAGCACTAGGGTTTATAGCATTGATAGCTTGATTATACCAGTCTCCTGCTTGTAGGCCTGGCTGAGCGGCATATTGACCTGAGAGGTTTATTAGAGCTGTAGTATCAGGAGACATTTGAGTGGACTGCATGTATTGAGGAATAAGATTTTCAAACCCTCCTACTGCTCCACCCATATTCATCATGTTATTAAGTCTAAGAGTATTTAATGCTTGAGTAGTGGGGTCAAGAAGTATTTGCTGAGTTTGATTATTTTTTGTACCTGTAAGTCCAAGACCTTCTTGTCCTATTACATCTCCAGCATTTCCTGTAAATACTTGACCAAATACTCCACCTAATCCACTCATTTACGTACTCTCTTCTTCTATAGTACTAACAGGCTTTATCTCTCTTTGCATAAATATCTCTGCTACACTAAAGCCATATTTACGTTCTATAGCTCTGTACTCATCTCTTCTTGTACTAAGAGCTATTCTTGATATATAAGGGTGATCTTTTCTAATATCTCTCTCAATGTATTCAAGGCACTCTTCTACGAATGTATTTCCTCTTTTCCTATCTGCCATTGTTTGCTCTATTAAAGCTATGTCGTTTATAATATTAACAAGACAATGAGATACTATAGAGTTATCTTTGATCTCTACTAGTAAATAAAGCGACTTATCATCTGCTAATAACCTTATTATCCTGTTCTTTAAATCCTCTTCCCTAATATTATTCTCTATGCCCATTTCATGTATTCTGTTATATATATCATTGTAGAGGTATCTCCACATAGCCTTACTAAAGTCTACTTTATATATCATTCTGTATCTCTCTTAATATATACCCCATTAGGTAGTTGTCCTGTTTCTTCTTCTTTCAACCTAGCCATCACTTGCTCAGGTGACATTCTACCATAGAGGATATCTAGAACCATAGATATTTTAACTTTTAAAGTTGGATCTAGACTGTTGAGGTATTTATTACAAGCTATTTCCCTATTATTAGTCTCTACTAGTCTATTATCTACTAACTTCCATATATCTGCTATACTATTCGTTACTGCATCATAGTCATTTGTGTCGTAGATAAATAACTTAACAACTTCCCCTGATGGAAGTTGTTTTGTGAAAGCTATCTGTACATTCTCTCCTAAGTCTAGAGATTCTGCGTTTTCTCTACTATAAGGATACAACAAATTAGCTGCATGTTCAGCTTTTATATACTCCTCTACAGATAAAGAATACGTAAGCTCTGTATCCTCAAAGAGTCTAAACATTTGAGTATTAGCTCTTAGATCACATAGTGATAAAGCATTTTTTACTTTAGTGGAAAAGTCTTGAAAGGTGTCTGTGTCGTTTATAATAATCTCAATAGCTTCATCAGCCATTGTTAGCATTCTTGTAACTAGTGCCTTATATTTCATCCTTAATATCCTTATTATGTCTCTCACATAACCTTAGAAAAGAGTATTGTTTACTACGTGATATCCTACGTTTGTAGGTACAGCTATTCCTCTACTCTGTAAGTCTTGCGCTCCTGCTGTTTCTGTAAGAAATCCATCCCATAATGCAGCAGAGTTAAACTGTGCTTCCGTTACTTCTTTTTTCATGTAGTTATTCCTAGATATCAAAGCTCCTTTCTGTACTATGTAGCATCTACTACTTTGAGGTAGTAAAGGTTCTTGATAGTGCTGGAGACATGTCTGGTCTTGTTTAAGCAGGGACACATAAAGATCTCTCTGTTCTATTTCTAGCTCTATATCTCCAGGTCCATATGTCTCACCCGATACATGATGTGCGAAGTAGAGTCTACCTCTTAGTTTTGTGTCCTCTACTACTTGTTTGCTTTTCTTTCTACTCCTACTAACCTTTACAGGTTCTTTTGTGATTCCTAATAAATCAACAGAGTCTTCATGAGCTTGTATATCTTGTATAGTAGAAGGTGGAGAGACTTTGAAGCCTAGCTTCTGAAGTGTCTCCAGAGCTTGTTGTAGAGACACTTCTAGAACCTTAGCATCTTTCTTCTGTATCCCTTCAAACACAGATATATCTTCAGGGTATATTTGCTTCTTTCTTCTACTTCTTTCAGACATTACTTCATATCTACTTTCTATATATGTGTATACACACACTACGTAGTAGGTAGAAATGCACCAATAGAGGACACAGTTTCCATTCTTATTAAGAATGTCTGGTCTTGTATAGCACATTTAAACATTGTCTTTGTACCTACCTTACGTCCCTGAGCTAGTGGATTAGAGTATGAAGCACCTGGAGGGGTAATGTATGACTGCATAGACATAGCATCAAGCTTTACTCGTGCAAATGCATCCTGTCCAAGTAGCCAGGAGATAAAGACTTCTGTACTTGCTGAAGGAGCTGTAGGAGCAATAGTTTCTGTTCCTGCTGGCTGTGTAGTTAATACGTAAGACGTATTAGGAGCACCTCTAGACACTACTTTATAAGGAACGGTAAGGTTCACTCTTGTGAGGTAGACATCATAGACATACGAAGTAGCAGTAGGCGTAGTAGCTGTTATGGAACCTGTTGTGACAGAGGCAGATACCGCTAAGTTAGCACTGTTTTGAGAAATACGTCTCTCATAGTCACTTGTAGCATCTCTTGCTACAAAGACAACCTGATAGTTCCCTGTTGCAAGAGCACCACCTGTATCTGCAACTACTACCCTACCTTTCACGGTCGTAGCTGCTGAGCCATCAGGTGCAGCTTCTCCTCTATAGATAGGTAAAAAGTTCCCACGTATAAACTGTGAGCCCATATAGATACCAATTTCAGCATTCTCTAACTTTCGTACACGTGCAAAGTTACTAGAGTTTTGGAATACTGTATCACTAAGAAGCATATCGGCTTCTTGTTGAGGTTGAATAACTGCACCGTAGAGTTCACCATCAAAAGGTGGTGCTCCTTGTGCTCGTAACTGAGCAGCAGAGGAGATTAACATTGCAGTAGTCATTCTGTCAGTCTTAGGGCTTCCTGTTGTAACAATACCTGATCTAGCAGCTTGTCCAGCATTTCCATATACAGCACTTGTGCCTGTATTTAACAGAGTGAGAGCCATCTCTCTCTCCATAAGCTCCGCTATAGCTAACGAACACCTATCAATAGCTATTTGTAGAATAGGGTGAACAATAGTTACCATACTTACATCTGTTAGTAGAGCAACAATACCCCATTGCTCGAGAGTAATATCTACAAATGTGAAGCCTAACGCTACAGAGTCAGGAGGTACACCTTCTGCAAGCTGAGTATTAGGTAAACTAAACCTGTTATACCTAACAATTCTCATAGTCTTAGACATGTAAGACTCTAGAGCATAGTCTTTAGCGAATTGACCTAACGCAAGTTTACGATTTGCTAGCTCATACATTCTCTTAGTAATCATTACATTAGGAGCGTCGTTAGCTAGAGAGGAGAAGTTGTTAATTACATCAGCCATTTCTATACACCTTATAATTAGTAGACATTAGAGAGGGTATGTATAGTGTGTATATACATACCCTTTAGTACACACTTTTAGTAGACATTTCTACAGGACTGTTTTGTTATACACTCTACTCTAACTACATTACTAGGCTCCGATTCATCTCCTTTTAGGTCTGTATGAGTAACTCTATAACAGTATAACCCGTTCGAGACATTTAAATCTGTAAAGTATTCTTGTGGAGCGTATACTGTTCCTATAAGAGTAAACTTACCTTTACAGTGTACTTGTTTATAAATGTTAGATATCTGGCCTGTGCTATTCCATAGTAGGAGTATAAGAAGTAGCGTTGTACAACCTATTCTAGCGTCCATTCACTTCTCTATGGAGAGCTGCAATAGCTTGTTTACTTTTATCATCTAGTATTGTAGGGTCTAAGGGCTCATCTGCACTAACGTGTAGTTGACCTATTACAGGAGAAATCATAGAGATAAGCCTTAAGGCTAGTTGCAGAGCTTCAAACCAGCTCATATATTCTACACCTCACTTACACACCAGTACATGTTATTGTTTGATGCGGTCCATGTTTACAGGTTACTGTCAGGATATTACTTGGTCCGGACTCTACTTCTGCTGAGTCTATACCTGTTACTTTATAACAATACGTTGCTATGCTAACGTTAGTATCTAAGAAGGTCTGGTTTGGATAGATACTTTCTCCTAGAACAACGTAAGATCCCGTACAGCTTAATTGTCTGTACATACGATACTTAACAGCAGTGTTGTTTATAGTATCATCCCAGCCTAGAGTAAGAGTTGTAGCGTGTAGCGAGATAGGGAGTAGTAGAAGTAGTAGAGTAGTAGATAGTTTTTTCATGTTACTAGTAACCTTCATCACTCACTCCATAATCTATGGCAGAAGGCCCTTTCCTTTGCATCCTTCTCCCTTGCATCCTCTACAGTCTGCCATTGCATATTATATACCTTATCTATACCACCTGCACAGAGAGGAGTTATATGGTCTACTATATATCCTTTTCTACCATGAGGGTATCCTGTTTGTTTCATAAACATATACCTCTCATGCATATTTCTCTTATTCTCTACACATTTACTCTCTGTGTAGAGAGGAGTAAATAAAAGTATAGAAAGTAGAGTGCTAGAAAAGTACATTCCCAAATTGCTCATCTATCTTACTCTGATCCATTTTATGAATCTGTTCAGGAGAGAAGTTACTGATATTTCCAGTACTCATATCTACTGCTCTTTTAGCCTTGGTTACTTCCATTTCCTTTTTCAAGGAAGATTTCTTAGAAACTCCTTCTATGTATGAAGTTTTATTCTTCTTGATATACTGTCCTACAGCAAAGTCTGCTATATCTTTACGAGGGATACCCCTACCTTGTTTGACAAGATTAGAGAAGGTAGTTTCTATCTTCTCTCGTACTTCCCTTTTAGCCTTTGATAAGGCTACCTTACCTTCATCTGTGTCTAGATCTCCAGGGAGCATTTCGTCTAGCTCTGTAAGCCAGTAGTCAGAGGTATAGAAATCTACTTTATCCTCTGCGGATTGAGCAGTAATGTTAGACTGTTGAGTCCTTTTATTAATCCTAGGCTCTAGTACTTCATCCCAGGGATCTTTTGGTTCTTGTGCAGTCTGTTGTTGAGACTGTTGCCCAAGAGACTCTAAAGACTCTTTAAACCCTTTCTTAATTAACTCCCCTAGCTTCTCCTCATTAAGAGTAGGTTGTGTAGTTTCTACATTTTCGCTAGTGCTTTCAATCTCTTCTGCCATATATTATCCAATCCTTTTTACATCAACTTGTACATGACCGATAAATGACGTAACTGTACCTCCTATGTTCACTCCAAGAATATTCCCAGGTCCAGCTTGTGTAGGAGCAGC